TAAAAACATCACCATTATGGTAATGATTATAAAAAACAATTTCATTAATCATTTGCTACGCCTTTGTACAATTTAACAGAATCTTCTCTAAGAGTCTTTCCATTAATAATAGCATTGTCTAGCATAATATTAATAGCCTGTACAAATTTTGGTCTTTTTTGTTTAAAACAAATATCAATTTTGCGTTTAATATTTCCAATTTCTTCATCGGTAATATCGCCATCAATTGTATCTTCAAGCATCCACATGCGAACATGCAAAATAGCCAATTTTTCTAATAATTCACCAATATTATCTGTTTCAATGTACTCAACATCTGGAATAGACCTCTCAGATAATGCTTTGTCAACTGTATCTTGAATATATTTATCTACATATTCTCCAAAATTCATTTTAACTCCTTAAATCGTGTGCCACTATGACTAATTATATCATATATTTTTTGAGGTCTTTTTATGCAATTAATTGTTTTTACGATATATTTCTTCATACCATTTAATTGCGTTGTCTATACCCTCTGTCAATTTAATTTTGGATTTCCACCCAAGAAGTTCTGCTTTTGATGTTTCAAGTTTTTTTCTAGGTGTTCCATTAGGCTTGGTTGTATCCCAAAAAATAGTTCCTTTAAAACCAACTTTTTCTTTAATAATTTCTGCAATATCTTTAATTGAATATTCTTCATCTGAACTTATATTAATTGGTAATTCGCTATCATATTTTTTCATCATAAAAATACAAGCATCTGCTAAATCATCTGAATGCAAGAATTCTCTCATTGGAGAGCCATCACCAAACAAATATACAGTTTCGCTGCCCATATTTTTAGCATCAACAAATTTTCTAATAAGTGCTGCAAATACATGACTATTATCCAAATCAAAGTTATCGTTTGGACCATACATATTTGCTGGCATTAATGATATTGCATTAAACCCATATTGTTTTTTATAAGATTGACACATTTTAATTCCTGCAATCTTTGCAATTGCATAGGCATCGTTAGTTGGTTCTAACAAGCCAGTCATTAAATATTCTTCTTTGATGGGTTGTGGACAAACTTTTGGATAAATGCAATTAGAGCCTAAAAACAAAAGTTTTTTAACATTAAATCTATATGAATTATGAATCACGTTATTTTGTATCTGAATATTTTCATAAATAAATTCGGCAGGATATGTATCATTTGCTAAAATTCCACCTACTTTTGCTGCAGCAAGAAACACATACTCTGGTCTATATACTGAAAAGAACCAAGAAACCATTTTTTGGTCACGCAAATCAAGTTCGCTCTTTGGCATAGTAATAATGTTTGTATATCCTTGTTCTTTTAATTTACGAACAATTGCTGACCCAACTAAACCATTATGACCAGCAACAAAAATTCTACTATTCAATTCCATTTAAGCACATATCCTTTACTAATTCTTCAAAAGATATTTCTGGTTCCCAATCAAGAATGGACTTGGCTTTTGAAGCATCACCAAGAAGAGTTTCAACTTCCGCTGGTCTGAAATATTTTTTATTTACAACAATAACAGTATTACCTGTGATTGTGTCGATACCTATTTCATCTAGTCCGCTACCCTGCCAAACAATATTCATTCCAAAATATTTTCCAGATTCTTCTACAAACTGTCTAACAGAATATTGTTCTCCAGTAGCAATAACAAAGTCATCTGGCGTATCTTGCTGAAGCATTAGCCACATAGCACGAACAAAATCTTTTGCATGTCCCCAGTCTCGCAACGCATTAAGATTTCCTAGTTGCAAAACTGATTGCTTGCCTTTAGATATAGCATCCAAGCCTAGAACAATTTTACGAGTAACAAATGTTTCTCCACGCCTAGGCGACTCGTGGTTAAAAAGAATACCACTACATGCATACATTCCATATGCTTCACGATAATTCTTAGTAATCCAATGACCATATAACTTAGCCACCCCATACGGAGAGCGAGGGTAGAATGGTGTTGTTTCTTTCTGAGGAACCTCTTGAACTAACCCAAACATTTCCGATGTAGAAGCCTGATAAAAACGTACAGTATTTTCCATACCTAGTATTCTAATGGCTTCTAGGAGGCGTAGAGGACCCATAGCATCGCTATTTGCGGTATACTCTGGAGTTTCAAAGGAGACCTGAACATGAGACTGAGCACCAAGATTGTATATCTCATCAGGCTTTATTTCACTAATTAATCTAATAAGATTAGTTGAATCCGTTAGGTCTCCATAATGTAAGTAAAAGTTTTTACTTGTTTCGTAGATATGGTCTACTCTTTCAGTATTAAAAGACGATGAGCGTCTCTTAATGCCATGAACCTCATAGCCCTTTTCAAGTAGCAGTTCTGCTAAATAGGAGCCATCTTGTCCAGTTATACCTGTTATTAATGCTTTTTTCATTGCTATCCGTTCGACAATTTAATTATACACTATCTTCATCGCCAAGGATGGCAAGAACGCTAACACTAAACAATGATAAATAATCTTCTTCTTCATGCTTAAACTTCATAGTGCCACCAGGATTAAACATAATCCTATCTCCAACCTTTACTTCCATTGGAATGCGGACACCACTCTTTAGTTGTCTACCCTCGCCTACAGCAAAAGCAATACCAATGTTCTTTGGCTCTTCTGATGGACCTACAGAAAGCAATAGACCAGAAGCAGTCTTCTCTGGCTCTGTCTTCTTCTCTACCTTGATGATGATAATATCTTCTGGTGCTTTAATCACGGTCCCACTTCCCATCTAATACCAGCATTGCGATAATTGCGTAGTTTGCCATATCAATAAAAGAATCCCGAAGACTTTCATTTTCGGGGGTAGCACCAGAATCATAAAGATGGTTAATGCGAGCCAACTTGTCGTGCATTCTAACTCTAAGTCCATTTACTGCTCCCCCTGGACTACCAGAAATATTCTTCGGTCCATAATCCTTGTGCTTTTTAAGAAGCAGTTTCTCCGCTTCATCATATGTAGTTGATACTGCTTTAACAAAATCTGAATTTAAATCCATTTTAATACTCCTCGTGTTCTATGTTGTGCTTACTGTCCACATACTTGTGAATCTTGCGTAGTGTTCTAGCCTTTGTAAATCCGTATACTGCAATAGCAAATACAGCATTCCAAAAGAATTCAGCAATGATGTGGTTAATGCCAAAGACTACTTCAATGATGTCGTGTTCCATTACTCTTTTCCTTCACAATTTAGTATTGCTTGAACTTCATTATTAGGATACTTATCCCAACAATTTTCTTCTGGTAGATTTGCGGTAATAATCATTCCTAATACTATTCCAATAATAAAAAATCCAGATATAAATATTAGCCATGTCATACCATCATCACTTATTTGTTGTTTGGTCATTAACCAGCCATTCTCTTAGTTTTGGATTATCTTTTAGTACTGCTAATAGACCAGTTTCATACATAGCAATAAAGTAATGCTCCCAAGATTCAAAGTCATCTTCTTTACTTGGACGTGGCATACCGTCATTACTCATACGGACTGCATGTAGTATTTCGTGTAGTAGTGTTATCTGTTGCTTGCTACGGTTTAATCCAGCAGCAATTACAATTAGGTTCTTACCATCAATGGTATATCCATAGGCACCATCATTTAGCATACCGTCTTCATCTGGGTCACGTTCAATAACGCTAAATGTTTGTGGACCAATCTTAACTGACTTAATCATTATCTAATCTTTCTAATCATGCTGATAGCGGAATGAACTCCTGCGATAATTCCTGGGTTGTAATGTTGCCCATTGTTTTTAAGGTCTTTCTCAATGGCAGCAATAATTACTTTGCGTTGTTCTGCAACTGCTTTCTTCCTGCCAGTCTCAAAGCCTGTGCTCCAACCCTTGTTATAGCCATCTTCATAGCCCTTATCATATTTACGTTTAAATGTGTTTTGTAGGCGTGTAGCCCAATCTGGTTTACTCATATATATATTTTACCGTATATTGCGGTGTTTGTCAAGGGCTACTTGGCTCTAAGAGTCTTGAGTTTATGACCAACCAAGGTGTCTGTTGGCTTACCGTCACGATAAACTCTAATGACTGCCGCTGGGTCTTCTGGTGTTCCTGTTACTGTAAAGTCTGAATTAGGAACATTGTACTTACCATTTCTAATAATTCTAACAATCTTTCCTGTTGCTGTACCGCCAGAAGAATTCCAAGAAACCATACTACCAACACTACCAGCCTTAGCCAATTGTCCTTGGTCTGAATAATCTTTACCAAAATCAGCAAACAAAGCCTTGTCTGCTTCTCTAGTTGCAATAGCACGAGACCAACTATATCCAGCGTCACCACCCCAAGCATCCCACATAATTCTTCCGTTGCTTGGGTTGCTTGTGTTGTTAAAGTCTTTGCCCTTCTTGTCTACCTCGTGGCGTGAGAAGAATGAGTACATGCGTTTGACCACACTAAGAGACATTGAGCGACCTGCTACGATATCTCTTGCTCTACCCCAGCCTACAGGAGTTCCTGCACCAGTGGCTTTGCCTTCTTCTTTCCAACGGATAGCACGAGCAGCAGCAGACTTCATACCAGCAGTTGGAGTATATCCCTCTGCCTTATAAACTTCTTCCATGTCGTTCTCTTCCATACCATCCTGTGGTTCCTGAACCTCTACATCAAGTTCTGGAATTTTGTGAGCATCAGACATTAGCATTCCAATTGAATATGCTGTTGGACACCACTGGTCTTCATCTTCTTCATACTCATAAATTCTAACAGCCATTGCTGGATTTTCTGGAGTAGACTGAATAGCGTATTCTGTTCCTGCAACGCCATAAACTCCACCCTCAGTCATAACATGTTCAACAAGACCAACAACTGCACCTTCTGTTGTTAGCCCCATTACATAGTCACCCTCAACAATTCTTTCTGCTTTATACATAGCACTAATAGATGTTCCACCACTAGAAACTGCACCAGAAGCATCCGAACCATTTCCTGGTTGAATTTTTGGTTTACGAATTTTAACTTTTTTTCCACCACGCATAGATGTTGGTGTCTTTACTCCAACATTTGGGTATGTTGGGTTTGCAGTAGACGATGGATTAACACCATTATCTGCCTTGTCTGCTTCAGCAGCGTATAAAGCACGAACCTGTGCTGTTGCATCTGCTTCTGTCTTGTGGCATCCCATTACTTCGCCACCTTCTTTTACTACTGGATATCCTGAACATCCATTTGAACCTTGTGCTCCTACTGAATAAGGCATTAGTCTTTCATCTCCATTTCATTTTCCATGCTGACACGAATCTGCCAGCAAAACTTTTGTGATGCAGTCTGGCGGTCAGCAAAGAAATTTGCTAGACCATACTGCTTGGCTTCATTGGCAAGGTCACTTGCTACAATCAATGCTTCAATGTGTGCCTCAATAGAAAGATAAAGGTCATTTAACATAGGCTGTGGGTCACCAACAATGACTGGCTCTGGAACTGTTGACATGTCAAAGAAATCTGTTAGTCTATATGGTGCATACTGTCTTAGTGCACGAAGCCACTCTGCATAAGTATCTGTTGCTGCATCATAGTTTAAATAAATGTCTTCAAAGAATTCGTGGAACTGTTGAAAGTCATCCCCCTCTACATTCCAATGATATCCATGTGCTTTAAATTTAAGGGCAACGTTATCTGCCAGTAGCGTTCTTAGTTGTGCTAGTAAATTTTCCATTGTCTTATTATACCATATCTATTAGGTGGGCAGTTTTTAATCATACCCAGGATAGTTAGACTACTTCTTTGTAATAGTCTTTTTGACTGTTACAGTCTTTTTGACTGGAGCCTTATTTGGTGTTGCCTTTGCAAGTGCTTCCTTAACATCTGCTTCCTTTGGAACGATGCCAAAAGCAGGGTCCTTCGGGTTAAGATATCTTAGAGCAACTGGCAATACTGCAGCAACCAATGACCACGCTAGGTCTAGTGGGTCAGTTACCCCTGCTAGATAGAGTGCAGAAGCCGCACCTAGTACGCTTCTTCCATATGAGGCAGCAAGTGCCTTTAGTTTTGCATCCATTATATTTCTCCTTGTTTAGTGCCTAATTATTAGGCGTTTCTGTATTCTCTGGCAATACTGATTTTAATTTTTTGTATGCCTCGGAAACTATATTTACTGTATTAGTATGAACTGTATCTCCACCAAGTCTTCCATAGGTCTTAGCCCATTCGAGTTGTGGTGCAACCTCTTCATCAAATTCAGCAAGTGCTTTTTGCACTTCTTCAATATATCCAAAAGCCCAGTCACGAGATTCTGAAACAAATTTTAAAAATCCATCAGTCTGTTCCAGTTTCTTATTCTCAGCCTCTTGATAAAGTTTTTCTATTTCTTTCTTTAAAAGAAAGTTGTCACCTAATTGTTGCATATAAGCATCGGACAATGCTTTAAACAATGTTCTTATTTTAAATGACCTATAGACTAAGTATATAATTATAGTTACAAGTATTCCTGCAACAACTGATTCTATGATTTGCATTAGTTTTTCAACACATCCCTAACAACAAACACGATAGCACCCTCATTTTCAAGAGCCTTTTTGACATCATTGATATATTTTACAGCAGGTTCTACCTGTTCATCTAGTAAAGATTCTATGTCTTCTGGGTCTATTAGAATTGTTAGGAAGTCATCGTTTTCTAGAATAACTACCTTGAAGTTTTCTGGTGGTGTTATAGATTTGAAGGCTGTTGCCATCTCTAATGTATACATATTTTATTCCTTATCTATCGTTAGGTCAGACCAGGTTTTAGCCCAATCATCTTTTGTTTTATGCCTGTTGAATTCCCTAGAAACCTTACCCTTGTCAAGGTAAACTCCGCCCCAAACACCAACCTGCTTTGTTGAAACACCAACTGCAAAACATTGTCTCATTACAGGACATGTAGAGCAAAAGTCATCAACGTCTTTTCTTAGTTCAACATCTTCTTCGTACTTGTCAAAGAATAGATTAACATCCCAACCTGCACACTTGGCTTGACTTTTCCAATCTTTATCATTTGGCATTCTTCTTTACCAAACTAGCAGGTATATTCCAGCCATCAGCATTGGCATCAAAACGATTGACAATATACCATTCGTTATTGATGAACTTGGCATTTGGTTTCATCCAAGCCATATCAGACTTTTTCAGTTCTACAACTGTCCAGCCATCCCATGAAAGAGACTTATTGTTTTCTACAACTGTCTCCATATTTTCTAGTGATTTAATTAACATAATCACCTCTCTGTTAGTAACGGTATACCCCAACTTGTACATCCTTGGATTCTGCCAAGTCTACAAGTTCTGATACTGTTTCTTTTGGTTTGCTAAAATAAGCAAAGTATGAAATACTATGAATGTTATCTTTAATCCAAACTGGTGGAATTTTAATTAGTTTAATTTTAATTCCACGAGCCTTTAGGCTGCGTTCAGAAACGTTAGAAAACTCCATGCCCATCTGATTGATGTGCAGTGGTCCTGCAGAAGCAATAGTAAATTCTGTATCTCCTTCGGGTAGGCTTGCCAAAGCAACGCCCATCGCTCTTAGAAATACATTGTAGTCATTAAAATTTTTACTACCTTGTATTGCTACTATCATTCTAGTTTCCTTCCGTTAGTTTGTCTATGATAAAAATCATCTTATCTAATTCTACCTTAT